TCATAGTAGGCAGTACCAGAAAGTATGATTTGGTTTGCACCTTCTTCGTGTGCTTGTTCTTTTTCCTCATATCCTTCTCCCATTTCTATAGCTTTCTTTTCAGAAGCTAGTCTTTTTACATTTTCTATAGGAGAAGAGCTAACAGCGGCAAAACCTGCAACAACATTTTCAAATATTTCTCTAGGTATAGATGCAAATTCGTCAGCGATAATATCGTTCGCACGTTGACCACGAATTTTAGAACCATCACCAAGAGGCAAGCAGGTTACGGTACTTGAACCAATTATCATTCTACACATGTCTACTTGACTTCTTGGTCCGCCGTCTCCTCCAACTATATCTCTTAGTAAAGGGGCATTCTTCCATATAGTATTCATGTATTCAAATAAGACTTTAGATTGTCTAAAGGCAGCACCGACTACAACTATCTTTCTTCCCGGCATTAATAAGGCACGAAGCATAGCGTATAAAGAAAGCATAAAAGACTTACCAAAACCACGAGAAGCAATAAGCATAGGGAATTTTCTTCCCCACATTTCTTTTAGCATTAAAGCTTGTGTCGGTAGTATTTCAACATTCAGTATGTGTTTGCATATAAAAGAAAAATATTCTGGATTAGAAAGTATCCATGTGAGTTTAACTGGAAAATCATGTTCCGTTTGTAGGCTAAAAGGATTAATTAATTCCGATTCATCTACAGATATATTCAGCCAAGCGTCTTTGATAATGCTTGAGTATTCAGATTGCTTGTTCACGTTCTATTATCTCCGAAATTTCATCAAACAGAAGCATGGTTCTTTCTTCTGCGCCTTCTTTATTTCCACAGAATAAAGTCACTACATTATACTTTTCTTGGAATTCAGAGATCTTTTTCCACATATACTTGCCGTTCATTCTTAGGAATTGCCAGTTCTTTTTGGGAATACCAGAGTTCTCAGGAAATGACATAAGGTCATCTATTGAGAACTCGCATATGATATATGCCCATCGGAAATGCGACAGCCTTTCCATCTCTGCTTCAAATCGCTTTGACTCTTTTCCAATATTTAGAGCAAGCTCGCCAGTGGATGCCTTTCTTTCGATTGCTAAATGTTTCTCTAAGCCTCTGACTGTATAGTCTCCGGTGGCTAATCCCCAATCCTTGACTGCTAGACATCTATCGAAGGACTCAAAGTCCCAACCAGTTTTTTCTCTGGTGTCTCTAAGTATTACATAATTTCGCAGACTCATACACTTTATCTAACATGTCTCCGTATTCATTTAAAAACTCTTCGTACTTATCTTCATAATCTGGCTCTAGATATCTTCTGTAGTTCTGATTCTGTTCGTCCCACTCTTCGTGATATATCGTTTTAAGTGAGATTGCTTTTTTATCTGACCAGTTTTGTATAACTTTATTTAGTATGTCTTTATCTATAGTAAGATTTTGTAGGCTTATTGACTCTATGGCTTTTGAAAATTTATCTACAGGGTCGTTTAAAAAATCTTCATATGCAAACTTAGTTACCCAAGGATAATCCTGATTTGAAAGAATTGATTCAATATGATTGGTGTGTTCCATATAAACCTCAAGAAAATGCTTGGCGTACCACTTTGTGCTTCTAGTGGGTTCTAGTATTTTTTTGAAGTTAGAATAGCTAACTCGTTTATAATCTAATCTGTACGTATATAAGTAATGTCTGTAAACACCGCGAGCGTTTTCAAAATACTTTTTATTTAGTATACAAGAAAACATTACGGGTCTGTAGGAGTAAAAGTTTCCTTTGTTCCAAAGTACAGAGTGGCTAAAATCCCACTTATATTTAAAATCTACCTTAGTAAGATACTCATTTATTACGCATCTTATCCATTGTGTTCCGGTTCTTGGAAAAGAACAGTGAACTATCTCAAAGTCGTCTTGTAAATTAGCTGTCAATTTCAAACCTCTCTAGTTTGTCATCTAATTTTTCTGCCCATTTATCTAAGAATTTTTCGTATCTTTCTTCGTAGTCTGGCTCCAAATATTGAATCATGTGATTTCCTAGACTTGCTTCTCCTTGCCTTTTTATATGAACTTTTGATACAGCTTTTTTAGTAGAGTATTTATCAAAACATTTTTTTAGTTTATCTTTATCTACATCTATGCCTGAATCTTTTAAAATTGGAGATAGATAGTCTTCTTTTTGCTCAAGCATATCTTCATGATGTATTGACCTAACATGAGGATATTTATTAATATAACCACTCCATCTTATGTGATAATTTACATAAGTATCAAAAATATTAACTAACATTTCAGCTTCACTAGCGCGGTCGCTATATGCTATCTTAAATCTTTCTAGGTTTGAAAAAATCGCTCTTTTGTGATTTCTCCTGCGTTTATGAAAACATATCTCAGCTGCTTCTACCGTTGCTCGTGTTATAGGAGTATGTAAATCCATTGGGTAAGGAGTCCACAGACTATGATGTGAGGTGATTGAATAATTAAAATCAATACTATCTAAATATTCTGTAATAATCTTTTCGGTCCATACAGTACCAGTTCTTGGAAATGAGGTGTAAAGAATTCTACTACGCATTATTTTTTCTTCCTGACTATATCCGCAAATAAATGCTCATAATGTCCCTCAGCTCCCGTGACTTCTTTGTGACATCTGTAACATAATGTTATTCCATTGTCTAAGTCATAGCGTAAATAAGGAGCATCCGCCCACCTTTTAATGTGATGGGCGTTTAATGCTCGCTTATATTCGCATCCCGGCATCTGACATTTATGCTTGTCACGCTTGAAAACTCTTCGTCTCCATTCAGCGTAAACCGGATCATTATAGTCCCGCAATTTTGTCCCTCTGGTTTATGGTTTGCTCTCCAGTAATTTCTTGCCTTAACTCAAGCAAATTTCTATAGATAGCAGAATCTCTAAGTTTACACTCTTCATAAATTGCATCTATCTTTGCTTCTACTCTTCCTAAATCTCTAGCAATAGGAATGTCTATCTGTATCTCTGCGGGTTCTTTAGAGTTTTTATAAACAATAAAACCCACAATAGATGTAGCTACCAAGTTGAGTCCTAACAATATAGTTATTAACTTTTTCATAATATTCTC